TAAGCATACAATTATTGTAAGAATAATGATTGTATCCTTCTGTACCCTAGCGACGACACATATGTATGTCATCTTTTGATATACATTGGAAACGGCAAGGTCCTTTACCAGCCAAATAATCAAAAATCCCAAATAAGAAACTACGGAAAATTTTTTATTAAAAATACCATTAGTGTTTGGAGAAAAAAAGGGACCTGAAATGGACACGGAATTCGATTACGAAAAATACAAAGACGACCCAAGGCTATTGACTCGATTTGCAGGATGGTACGTGGGGATGGCAAAAAAAGAGAAGGTTTTTCCTATAAAAACAATATATGACAATGTTTCCTTCCAGTGGACCAATGAAAAATCGAAAGCGATTACTGGAATCGTCCTCTATCGACAAGGGGATCTTCAGGTACAACTTTGGGTATGTGCGCCAAATGTCAATATAGTAGAGCATAGGCATCCAAATGTAGATAGTTACGAAGTGTATGTCGGGGCGGATCTTTTTTTTAGCAGGAACGGAATCCCCCTAAAAGACGAAAGTAAAATTTTCCCTCTCGAAGATGGCACAAGCAACACTTGGATGGAGTCCGCAAGAATTTTACCAACAACCCCTCACGGAGGGAGAACGGGGAAACGTGGAGGGACATTCCTTTCAATACAACATTGGAAAAATGGAATACCCGTTAGCTCCGTTGAGAAAGACTGGGAGGGTGAATTAATGTCAGAAACGCAAGAAGTGACTTCTGGTGAAAAAACTAATTATTAAAAATATCATGAACAACAATTTAGTAGAAATAAAACTCCATGGCGAATTAGGCAGAGCAATTGGAAAGACATGGAATCTTAGTGTCAGCAGCGTAGCTGAAGCAATTCACGCAATTGAAACGATATCTGGACGAAAAATATCACAATATCTTTTAGCGAATGAAGGCATGTGTGATCAAAAATACGAAGTCTTGATAAACGATAAAACAATTCACGTTGACAAAGAGTTGCAAAAAAAGACCAAAGATTTTACAGAAAAAACAATAGAAAAAATTAGAGAATCAGAATTAGTGATCCAAAGAGGAGATCTGAAAACAATTGACTTAATCCCCGTGCTGGAAGGAAACATGCCCGCTGTCTTCATTGTGATAGGAGCCATAATCGCTGCCGCTGGCGTGGTTATTGGCGGTGCTCTTGGTATGGCTCTAATAATGGCGGGAATAACTTTACTTGCAGCAGGAATAATAAATCTTCTAGCTAAGCCCCCAGAAATTGCAGAGCAAAGAGACATACAAACAAGAGGTGCTGTGTCCTATCTATTTTCTGGGTATGAAAATACGAACAGAGAAGGCGATCCCCTGCCTATAATATATGGTAGGTTACGTGTTGGAAGCCATGTCGTTCAAGCGGACTATAACACCTTCAACGTGCTAGCAGAAGATCCAGACGATTCAGCAGACATTTCCACGTTCGACACAAGGAAGATTAGTGTCGCAACCGTTCATCCAAAGGCCGTGACGACCTACGCTGCGGGCTCATTTTTATAATAAGCTATGTACAAAATATTTGACGAATTTGGCGTCTCTAGCTCGCTGAAGTCACCTCGTGGGGCCGCAAAAGGCTTCGTGTGGAATCGGACTCCTGAAGAGGCAGACGAAGGCGTAACTGGCGAAGTAGATTCCGATGGTGCGGCTCTTGAGAGAGCGGTCTCAATTACAGAAGTAAAAATTACAGACGCCATTACCGAAGGAGAGATTGAAGGTCTCGTGGAAGGAGAGTACGAAGGAATAGCAAGTGGCGGTGTTGCGGGTGGGAAGGGGCAGGTCGGGTGGGACACTGTGAAATATCATGAGTTCGCAAATATAAAACCAAATTCTGACGATATTTACGCTGGAGTCAAATGGTTGCCTTCTGTACTTTATGATGACGTACCAATTCTTAACACGGTATCAAAATTCAACTTCCAACAATTCAAAATAAAACAAAGTAAGGGAACTGCGGATGGCGTTATCGATGATGGGATTAGCTCCCCGCTAACAATACACCGACAAATTGGAGAAAGATTAAGGGGCGGCGGGGTTGATTTCGCAAAAACATATAGAATAAATAACCCAAATTGCAAGGGCATTGCTGTTACTATCAAGATAGTTTCTCTATCTTACACCGAAAAAGCAGATTCAGCAAAATACGGCGACAAATTAGTAACCACGGTGGATTACGAGTTAGAGTACCGACCTGTGTTCACCACTGAAGCAGGGCAGCTACGTCACGGTCAAAACTTTTTACCCTTAGCTAAGGAAGAAATAACAGGCTACCTTAACTCGGCATACCTGCATCAAACAACAGCACAGTTCCCACAAGATTTTGTTGATGATGAAGGTTTCTTAGGATGGGAAATAAGGGTCTGGAGAGAGACAGCAGATTCACTATCCACTACGATACAAAATCAAACATACGTAGATGGATTTTACGAAATCTATGGGAACACCTTCACTTATCCTAATACAGCGATGGTAGAGCACCATTTTAGTGCCGAGTACTTCGGGTCAGACACCCCCAAAAGAATATATGATATTAGAGGGCTCAAGGTTAAGCTTCCAACTGATTACGACCCAATATCTAGAACTTACCATGGAGGAATAGATGGAAATCCCTATTGGAATGGGGTTTTTAAAACATACAAGCAATGGACAGACAACCCAGCGTGGATTTTTTATGACCTTCTAACCAATAGAAGGTACGGACTGGGCCAATACATCCATTCTAATTTTATCGACAAATGGACACTTTACGAAATCGCAAAATATTGCGACGAGCTTGTCGAGGATGGCTACGGAGGACTTGAACCTAGATTCACATGCAGCATGGCCATTACAAATAGGGATGCTGCGTACAAGGTCGTTCAAGACTTGGCTAGTATGTTTAGAGCAATAACATATTTTCAGGGAGGCAGAATATACTTGAGTCAAGACGCACGAAAAAGCCCCATTTACCAATTCACCAATGCGAACGTCAAAGAAGGAGATTTTATTTATCAATCCTCTGCGTCAAGAGCCAGAAGGACAGTGGGAATCGTCCGTTACAGAAACAGAAAAGAAGACTTTAAAAAAGCAGTCGAATACGTAGAGGATATAGAGGGTATAAAAAAATTCGGAATCAGAGAAATCGAAATAGCTGGCGTCGGGGTAACGAGTAGAGGCCAAGCAAGAAGGTACGGAAGATGGATGCTCCTTTCTGAACAAATGGATCAGGAATCCGTATCTTTCACGACCGGAATGGAAGCCGCTATCTTGAAACCGGGGGATATAATTTCCATTCAAGACCAGTATCGTGGGGTCAGAAGATATGGGGGGAGAACTGTCTCTATCGTGAATTCCGAAAACCAGCCCCTACTGGACCCTACTGCGAGGTTCTATATCTGGCCTAAAACCGTAGTGACTTTAGACACAGAGATAAATGAGTTTCGGGCAGCCAACCCCGATTGGACAGGTATGGCCGATACCGATACTTTTAACCTCACCCTGCTAACGCCCTCGTATCAACATGACCCTTCGAGAACCCTACTTAGTTCCACAGAAGACACAGATGATATCAAAAAATCACAACTACAAACACTTTCATTTCATAAAGCGCAAGTTTCATACAACAGCGAAGGGAAAACCGTCATAACCTTTGACCATAGTATCAACCCGACAGGATTCACAGGGTTAACCAAAGAGGGATACGAATACCCAAATGATCTTATCTGGGCAATGGAGCCAACGGGTTCCACAAAATCAAATTTTACAGAAAGACTTTCCATCCCCACGGAATGGAAAGTCTTAAACGTGGCCGAAAGGGGACATGAATATAATATCTCCTGCATAGAATATAATGATAAGAAATTTGATATGCTCGAAGGCATAGAAGATTTTGAAGACGAGATAGCCCCGCCTGTTCTGCCACCAACATCTATAACTTTAGCTCAACGGCTTGTTACTGCAAATACCAAAGAAATAACGTGGACCATCATTCCGGGGCAAGGCTACACGTTCGTCCGAGGTTACTACGTTTACATGAAACAAGGTGAATGGAACGGGGCTGATTTTATTGAAACAGATCCAAACAGAACATCGGAGGAGTCCGCTCTCGCTAGCGCACCTGACACAAAATACTTGGTGCGTGTACATTCCGGGGCCTTGGGCGACTTGGCTGGAGACAACTATTTTCCATCACTAAACGGGACGGTCAATGTGCGCTGTTATTCTTACAATA